TCAAGCGGTTCCACCTTGGGCTTCAGCGTCCTCGGCGGGGCCGCTTTTTGTTGCGGAGCTGCCGTTGTGATACGTCCAGTAAATAGACTCTTTTTTCCGTTCGACGTGCTTTCGATATTTGAGATGAACGAGGTCAAAAATGTCCTCCTGTTGCTCCTCCGGCAAGAGGCGATACATGGCGATCAGATCGGCCTCCTCGTCCTCCAACGGCGAACCGTCGCAGGTCAGACCTTGTTCTTGCTTGAGGTGCTCGAAAGCCACATTGCGGTCATTCTCCTGTGCAGTCTCCGAACAGCTACGCCCAAAGACGAGATAGTCCAGAGAGATTTGTAGATATTCGGAGACAAGGACGAGCTTGTCGAGGCGGGGGCTCTGTTCACCCCACCGCTTTATAGTACCATTTCCGAGACCACATTCACGCTCGACGCGCTTGAAATTACTGCCCTTTTCCTTTATGGCCTGTTCAATTCTATCAACTAATTCGGACATAAAATGCCTCCCGTCAAAAAGTAGATTTTCAGAGACTTTCCGCTTGACAAGTAGCCGAACGGAGACTATAATAGGGGTGTAATCTGATTTAAGTATAAAGCAAGTAAATCATAGCACACCCCGACCGAAAATGAAATAGCAAATCGGCGAACGGTAGAGTAAAAGCGAGCGGCGGAGGCGTTTTTCAGAAGGAGAACGACAACATGAAGAACGACATCGCAGACATCCTGTTCAAGTACACCACTGGCGAGGCCACACTGGAAGAGACGAACGACGCCTTGAAGGAGGCGGAGGCGGGTTTCACCTTGGAACCGGGCCGCAACGAGATCACCCCCGACGAGATGGCCCTCACCACTGTCGGAGATACCCCGGAGGAGGCCAACGGCTTCGGCCTGTTGGACACCGGCACCGGCAGCATGGAGAAAGTCCACGTCACCAACGGCAAGCTGGACGAGGCAATCAATCAGGTCAACCATGACGGCACGACCAATATGAACGGCTGGCTCGTTACTGCGATGAACAGATCTCCAAGGCAATCCTCGGCCAGACGCTGACTTCCGACTCGGGCGGCGGCAGTTACGCACAGAGCAAGACGCACAACGATGTCCGGCACGATCTCACCGTCGCCGACTGCAAGGCGCTGGCGTCCACCCTCCGGCGCGACCTCATCCGCCCGCTGTGCATCTTCAACTTCGGTGAGGACAAGCGCATCCCCTACATCCGCTTCGACTGCGAAGAGTCCGAGGACTTGACACAGACGGCGACAATCCTCGGCACGCTCATCGAAAAGGTCGGGCTTCGGATACCCACGAGCTTCGTCTATAAGAAGTTCTCCATCCCCGAGCCGGAGGAAGGTGATGAGATTGCAAAGCCCACCTACGGAGGCGGCATGGGCGGCGTGCTGCCGTTCAAAAGCGATGCGCTACTCTCCCTCAAGGCGGGAGCTGACGCGCCGATCGGCACGCAGCAACACATTGACAGGCTCGCCGCCGCCGCACTCCACAAGGGCGTGGGCAGCTTCAAGCGCGCGTTCGAGCCGGTTCTCAAAATGATTGAGAACGCAGACAGTCTCGAACAGCTCCGCGAGCTGATGGAGGATGACACAGCCGTCGCCGAACTCTACGCCGCGATGGATGTCTCCGAGGTCGAGGAGCTGCTGCAGAAGGTTATGCTCTACGCCGATCTTGAGGGGCGGGTGGTTGAGGATGGATGAGTTCACCGCGCTTTTCAGCCGCAAGGACATGACCTTTGAAGAGGCGGTCGCGTACTTCAAAGAGCGCGTCCCTGTAACCGCCTCGCGGTTCTATCAGATTGCCGCCGAGTACCGCGCCCTCGCCTTTACGGTCAGTGGCTACACGAAGGCGCAGGTGCTCAAGAAGTTCTACGACGAGCTGCTGGCCGCACTGGAGGAGGGTAACAGCCTTGCGGAGTTTCGCGAGAATATGAACGACTTCCTCGAAGCAGAGGGCTACGAGGGCATCACGCCCTACCAAGCCGAGAACATCTTCCGCACCAACATCCAGACGGCCTACAATGTGGGCCACTACAAGCGGATGACCGAACCGGGCGTCAAGGCGCTGCGGCCCTACTGGCAGTATGACGCCGTCAACGACTCAAAGACCCGCCCGAGCCACCTTGCGATGGATGGGCGCGTGTTCATGGCGGACGATCCCATTTGGGACACATGGTTCCCACCCAACGGCTTCAAGTGCCGCTGCACGGTCAAGACGCTCTCCAAGCGCCAGATGGAGCAGCGGGGGCTGACGGTGGAGACCGAAGCACCGAGGGCGGCGCGGCTGGAGGATGGGCGCTTCGTCAACATCCTGCCCGACCCGCAGTTCGATACCAACCCCGCCAAGGTACGCTATCAGCCAGACCTCACAGGCTACGAGCATCAGACGCTCAAAGGGTGCGAGGCACCCGCAGCCGGATGGGTGAAGGAGCTGAAGCTGGAGGACGGGCAAATCAAGGCCGTCGTCGAGTGGACGCCCCGAGGGGCGCGGTACCTTGAGAACAAGGAGTACCGCTACCTCTCCCCGGTCGTGAATGTCCGCAAGGCGGACAACAAGGCGGTCGGGCTCCACTCGCTGGCACTTACCAACACTCCGGCGATCGAGGGGATGAACCCCATCGTCAATTCAGACAATTTTGAAGGAGGACAACATTCTATGGACATCAAGAAGCTGGCGGAACTGCTCGGTTTGAGCGAGGACGCCACGGAGGAGCAGGTCGTGGAGGCGCTCAAGGTTTGCCTCGCCGAGAACCGCAGCCTCAAGGAAGCGGAGAAGCAGCCGCCCGAGAACGTCGTGGCGAACAAGGCGGTCTGCGAGCTGCTGGGTCTGAAGGCGGGCGCTGCCGCCGAGGACGTGACCGCAAAAATCATGGAGCTCAAGAGCGGCACGGTCGACGGCGTCAACCTCGCCGAGGAGCTGAAGGCGCTCAAGCAGCAGAATGCGGAGCGCGAGGCCAACGACGCTGTCATCCTCGCCCTGAAGGCGGGTAAGATCACCCCGGCGCAGAAAGAATGGGCTAAGAGCTACGCCCTGAGCGACCCGAAGGGCTTCGGCTCCTTTGTGGAGAAGGCCCCGCAAATCGTGCCGATGGACAAGATTGAGCTGGACGACGTCAAGGCCCTCAAGAGCGACGCGCTGGACGCCGACACGCTGCTGGTCTGCAAGCAGCTCGGCATCTCGCCCGACGACGTCAAGAAGTACGGTATGAAGGAGGACTAAGATCATGGCAAAACTGACTGATGTGAGAGATACCCCTGAGATCGCCAACGGCGCAAAGGTCATCGCGGTGCCTGTGAAGGGCGGTACCACCATTTATCAGGGCGCACTCGTCGCTCTGGACGCGAGCGGCTACGCAATCCCCGGCAAGAAGGCCGAGAGCCTGACCGCTGTGGGCCGCGCCGAGGAGACAGTGACAAATACGGGCGCAGACGGCGAGTTGGTCATCCGCGTCGCTCGCGGCGTATTCGTCTTTGACAACACCGCTACCTCTGCGAATAAGATCACCGCCGCCCATGTTCTCAAGCCCTGCTATGATCTATGTAGAAGACGAGCTGATCAAGCTCAACGGCGTCGTCCTCCCCGGTCTCGTCAAAAGCATCGAGGTCATTGAGACCGCGAAGGTGGACGAGCAGGAGGTCGAGGGCAGCGCCACCAAGCCGAAACAGGCAACGGGCTACGAGGACGCCAAGGTCAACATCGAGCTGATCATCGACGACACGCCCTCGCAGACCAAGTACCAGCGATACGCAACGCTCCGGGCGATCTTCCGATCGCCCGGGCAGAGCGTGCCGCAGCCCATCCCCATCATCAGCGAGGACACCGCCGCCCACGGCGTGGAGAAGGTCATCTTCAAAAAGCTGTCCCACAAGGGCGAAAACAAGCGCGGGCAGCTTACGGCTACGCTGGAGCTGTGGGAGTACATCCCGCAGACCATCACGGCAAAGTCCGGCTCCAGTTCCGGCTCCAGTTCCGGCTCCAGTTCAGGCTCCGGCAAGTCCGGCGGCGGCGCGGCGAGCAATCTGAAGGCAGACTACAAGAGCTACCTGAGCAACGAACGGGGCAAATCCCCCGCACGGGATGACGCAGACGCCACGGCGGCGATGAACAAAGTGACCGCCATGCCGTACTAAGGAGGCCACAGTGGAAACGAAAGAACTGTACTACCCGCAGATCTCGGCACAGGCCGGTTCCTACACCTTCGAGGAAGGCGTGGAGCTTGAGATCTATTCCTCGAAGTCCTCGTACGCTGGACGAGCTGAAGGAGCAGAAGGTCGAGGAACTGAAAGACGAGGGCTTCGTCATCAGCAACTTCCATTCGGGCGGTGTGTTCTACACGATGCTCATGATCGTGCTGCGCATCAAGGTCGAGGTCATTGAATTGCTCCGCGTCGTGCTGAACAATATGTTCGTCTCCCACGCGGGCGGCGCGTGGCTCGACCTGAAGATGGCGGACTACTCCAAAAAGCGCAAGAAGGCGCAGAAGACGCAGGGCTTCATCACCGTCAGACGCACCGACATGACGGGCGAGGCGGTCAAAATCCCCAAGGGCCACGTCTTCAAGAGCATCCTCGACATCAACGGCGAGGAGCTGCGCTTCTTCGTACTGGAGGCGGCGACGCTGCAAAAGGGCGCGTCCTCCGTGGACGTGCTGGTGGAGGCCGAGACAGAGGGCAGCCGCTACAACGTCCCCGCAGGGCAGATCGTGCGCACGCTGACCTACCTCGGCGACGTCACATTCAGCAACGCCGAGGACTGGATCGTGCGGGAAGGCAGCGACACCGAGGACGACGAGAGCGCGAGGGCGCGGACACTCCGCTCGTGGTCGGAGCTGGCGCAGCGGGCGACGGAGGACACCTTCATTGACGCGGCGGAGTCCGTCCCCGGCGTACTGTTCGCACAGGCCGACTGCAACCACCCGCGCGGGCAGGGCACGGTGGACGTCATCGTGACAGGCACGGCGGGCGAGGCAACGGAGGGACTGCTTGCGGCAGTAAGAGAAGCCGTTGACAAGATCGCTGGCCCGTATGATAATATTCTCGTGAAGTCCTCTGTGACCGTATCGCAGAATATCTCCGTCACGGTCACGACCGACACGGCGGACACGGACGAGGCTGTGGAGAACCGGGTCAAGGCGATCCTCACCGAACTGCTGGCCGTGCGCCGCAGCCGCAAGCTCAACGAGCTGACCCTGTCCGACATCAACCACGCGATCCGCAGCGGCTACAGTGGGGCCACCAACGCGGCGGTCTCCGAGCCGGAGGCGGATGTGAAGCTGGGTAAGGACAAGGTCATCACCCTCGGCGACGTCTCCGTGACGGTCGAAAGGGAGTGAGCGGATGAAGCAGTTTGAAACCTTCGGGGAATATATGTTTGATCTGCTCTTCGCTCCCTTGAAGAAGGGCCGGAAGACGGTCAACCAGCTCTGCATCTTCTTCAAGGTCATGGGGCGCGAGTTCGACGACCTGAAGGCGGCGATCTTCCGCGTGCGCAACGAGGCGAACGTCGCAAGCTGCTCAGAGGTCATGCTCCCTGTGCATGGGCAAGACCGGGATATGCCGCGACTGGAGGGCGAGGACGCCGAAGCCTATCGGACGCGCCTGTCCATGAAGGGGATCATCTCACAGTGGAGCGGCACGCGGCGCGGCGTTCTCTACGCGCTGACCGCGCTCGGCTACGACCGCAGCCGGATCGAGCTGTTCGCCGAGCAGGACGCGGAACGCTGGGCCGAGTTCATCATCTTTCTGAACAGCTCCAAGCCCAGCGGCGTCACGAACCTCTCGGTCATCGACGCGCAAGTCCGCAAGGTCAAGGAGGGCAGCAGCAAGCCCGCCTACGGCATGGAGACCATCGGCGGGCTCATCATCCGCTCCCAGCTCCAGACGGGCTTCTCGCGCTATCCAAGGTGCGGAGAGATCGTGTGCGGCGTGTGGCCGCATATCGTCAGCGAAGGTCGCCTTGTGGTCTCGACGGTCATGGCGCAGGGCGGCGCATCGGGCGGCGACAATCCCTTCCCGAGAGCCGGCACATTTGCAGCCTCCGAGGAGTTCTATCACTTCGGAGCGTACACCATTTATCAGGGCTTCGCCTCGGACATTGAGGCGGGCTCGAAGGCGGCGCAGGGTGCAAAGGTCTACCTGAGATGCTCTGCCTCCACGCGCTGCTCTACCAACGCGAAAGGAGACGCGGCAGAATGAAAACATTGACTTCTATCGGTATCCAGAAGATCGGGCAGCGGTTCGTTGACTCGGTCGATCACGCGGCCTACACGCTCAACGGCGTGCCGCAGACGGTGGAGCCCTTCCGGCGCTTCGTGCAGGGCGCGAGCGCGAGAGTCTACATCTACTTCGACGACACCGTGATCGGCGACGTTGCCGAGGTGCAGCTCGTGGATAAGGACGGCGACGTCATCGCGTCGGCGAACGAACGGGTCTTCACCAAAACACCGGGCAAGGGGCTTTATATAGCCTTCAAATATAATATCTTAGAAGTGGAGGTCGAGAGCAGCAATGAAAGCCTATGAAAAAATTGGATGGCTTGATCACGTCCAAGACGTTGAGACGGGAGAGGTCATTCAGGAAGGAACGCCCGTGAGTCAGACGAACATGAACCACATGGACGACGGCATTTTTGCGAACCGCGAAGCAGCCATTCTCCATGAGGCTCAGATCGCCGACGCGCAGAAAGAGATCAAGGTGCTGAAGGACGCGACGCTGAACAACATGGTCAACAACGTCTTCCTCATCAACTTCGACACCGTGACCTCCGTTGCGATCACGTCGGGGATCTACGACTCCGTGGCGCGGAAGATCTATGTTTAAGGTCGCTTGCAGCCGAAAGGAAGCAAGCTGCATCATCGGAAGCCTGCTCGTGGAGCTGGCCCCGGTATGCGAGAAGTGCGGCGGGTCGCCGGATGGTGTGCTGAACCTGCAGACGGAGGCGGGGCTGTCCCTCACAGGGAACGCCGACGTCCTCATCACAGGGCACAGCATCATCAGTGGCAAGCCCGTCAGGATCAAGCTCACGGACTACGGCTTCGAGTATTATGGAGATCGCGCCGAACTTGCCCGCGTTCGGGAAAAGAGGTGTGTATATCATGGCGGAACCGTCAGTCCTGCAAAAGAAAACTGAGATATTTCTCGAAAGGGATATATACCCCTTGCTGAAAAACTTCCCCGCCTCCGAGAAGTTCTCCCTGTGCCAAGAGATCAAGCAATCCTGCTACAAGCTCATCCGGGCGGCTGTTATGGCCAACAACCTCACGAACGTCAACAGGCGGCTCATGTGGCTGGATGAGGCGGACGCAGAGAAGACGCTGCTGCTCGTGCTTTTGGGCGTCGCCAAGAACCAGAAGTACATCACGCAGAAGAAGCTCTTGGAGCTGCAGGGAAAGCTCGAGGAGATCGGGCGCATCATTGGAGGACTGCAGAAGTTCTTCATCAACAACCGAAAATAGACCATCAGAAAAAGTACAGCACCTACTTAGGGTTATCTCTGTCTGGCGTCGAACCGTGCGAACCGTGGGTACAATTCGGCCCGCAACTGGAACAACAACAATGCTACGAACTCCAACTCGAACGTCGGTTTCCGCCCCGCCTTGTAGGTTATTACGTCATCTGCGGCTACGGCTTCAGGTGCGTGTCCTTGTTATACTTCAAGGGAGAGGTAATCCTTCGCCATGTTGAGAAACGGCGTAAAAACAGTGACTGAGCTTCGCCCGCCCTCTCGTATTGGGAGGCGGAGGGAGGTCTACAATGTGGGTAGCAACCCGCGTCATGGGTGCCAAGCCGTTCTAAAAGGAAAGGATGCCACGAATGACGAAATTCCCCATTATGCTCTACAACACGAAGAGCACCAAGAAGGCCCTCGTGCCGCCGATCCCACTGCCCTCCAGCTATGAGGACGCCGTGGGCTGGGCAGCGATTGAGGCGGGCTACAAGACCGCCTTGCGGGGCAGCCGCAAGTTCACACGGGAGGCTGTGCTCTACGACCTCTACTCCGAAGTGAACAACGTGCGCCTATGGCGCGATCTCAAGAAAATTGAGAAAACGAGACAGGCGGGCGTTAGTGAGTACACGCCGGGAAAGTATCGGCACAGGATCATCGTGGAGCCGAAGGAGCGCAGCCTCCACATCCCGCCGCTGCGGGATAAGATCGTGCAGCTCGTCATCCATCAGGAGCTGCAGACGCTCTTCTGCCCGGTATTCGTCAACCGTTCATTTGCGTGTATGTACGGAAAAGGCCCCATCCGAGCCGCCTTCAACGTACAGCACGACATGAGGGTCGCCCGCATGAAGTGGGGCGACGAGGCGACGGTCATCAAGATCGACGTCCGCAAGTTTTTCTACAGCATCGACCGCAGCGTGCTCAAGCAGATCATCGCGAAGCGGTTCAAGAAGCTCAAGAAGAAGTACCCCGAGAAATACGAGGACTTCCTCCGTTTTTACAGGCTTCTTTGCAAAGTGATCGACAGCTCGCCGGAGGGCGAGAGAGGGATTCCACTGGGGAACGTGAGTTCTCAGGACTTCGCCAACATCTACCTCAACGAGCTCGATCAATTCTGCATCCGCTTCCTCGGTGCGACGCTCTACACGCGCTACATGGACGATGTCGTTATCATAGCGCCGGACAAGGAAATCGCCCGGGAGTGGTTAGCAAAGATCAAGGTGTTCCTCCAAGAGAGACTGCACCTTGAGACCAACCAAAAGACCAAGATTTTCTATGTGCGGCAGGGCGTGAACGCCTACGGCTTCAAAATCAAAGCGACGCACCTGCTTCTCCGTACCGAGTCGAAACGGCGGGAGAAGCGGCGCATCAAGCGGATGATGGAGAAGCTGCAGGAGGGCACGATCACGAAGGCGGCGATCGTTCAATCGGTCAACTCGTGGCTCGGCTTCGCCCGGTGGGCTTGCGCCTACAATCTGGCGAAGAAGATCTTCGCTCCCTACCGCTTCATCAAAACGGAAGGAGAGCTACCTTATGGCGCAATATCTCGGAACCGTCAAGCTCGGCGGATTCTACAACAACGGCGCGGCGCTGGCAAGACCTACAAAGCCGTGGCGTAACGACAGCGCACCCAGCGGAGCGTCCAGTGCGGGCAATATCCCCTCGATGTCCGGCAGCATTTCAAACTACAGCTTCGGCAACACGCCCTCGGACGACGCGAAGAAGCTCCAGTGGGTGAAGATCAAGGACGGCGACAAGACGCTGCTCATCTGTGACCGTGTCATCCTCGTCAACGTCACATGGAACGACCTGAACAGCGCGGGCTGGATCTTCGGCAAGGAGGTCACCATTGACGGCGCAAAGTACAAGCTCCGCTCCCTGACGGGTGGCAGCAACTACCGCAATACCTCCGACGCATACGCGGGCGGCACGCCCACCAATAACGAGTGGGACAGATTCATCACCCGCGAGGAGGTCATCACGGGCCTCCCGGCTCCTGTGTCCTCCGACCTCGACAGCAACCTCAACTCGACCGACTTTAGCAGCACGCATAACGCCCTCTGGAATTGGGCGGGTGTCTATACTTGGTGTCAAGAGACGTATTCCTCGAATACGTCGAACCGTGCGAGCCGTGGGTTCAATTCGGCCCGCTGCTGGTTCAACTCCAATGCTACGATCTCCTACTCGTTCGTCGGTTTCCGCCCCGTCCTTGAAATCCTGAACACTGACCCTCTGATCTCTGACAGTGACAGAGATCTCGGAGATAAGAACAGCAATTTCACAATCACCTACACGGTCGATGACGCCGACTCCGGCGACGTCTTGACGGCGACGGAGTCGCTCGATGGGCAAACGACGAAGTCGTTTGCCCCGACGCGAAATTTGGTAAACACCATCTCCGTCGATGTCGATTCCCTGAGCCTCGGCAAGCACACTGTCAAGGTCGTCGTCAGCGATGGGCAGGGCGGCACAGCGACCCGGACGTGGACGTTCACCCGCACCAACTCCGCCCCGACCATTTCCGGCAGCGACGGCAACCTCGGGGATAAGAACCTCGGCTTCACCTACGCCTACACCATCGACGACGCGGACGGCGACACACTGACCGTCGTGGAGGAGCTCAACGACGAGACGATCCGCACGATCAACAACGCGCCCAAGGGCGAGGAGCTGACCGTGACGATCACCTCGGAAAAGCTCTACGCGCTGGGCCTCAATTCGGTCAACACCCTCAAGATCACCGTCACGGACGGCAAGGGCGGCACGGCCTACCGCCGTGTCACCTTCAAGCGCACGAACTCCGCGCCGACGATCTCCGGGCAGGACAAGGCCCTCGGTCTGAAGAACGGGAGCTTCGCGGAGAACTACACCGTGAGCGACGTCGAGGGCGACAACGTGGTCGTCACCGAGTTCGTGGACGATGTGCAGATCCGCAGCTATCAGGCGACGCTGGGACAGCAGGAAACGATCGAGCTGACCCGAGAGAAGTGGCTCTCGCTGACTAACGGACAACACCAGCTCCGCATCGAGGCGGTCGACGGCAACTTCGCTACCAGCGTCCGCGTCTTCTCCTTCAGCAAGAAAGAGACGGTCATCAAGTTTGAGCTGGCCGCGCCGGAAGAGACCGACGCAGCGGCGACCAAAGTGCTTGTGACGCCGACGTGGAAGATCGAGGGCGCGGTCGCCAAGGTGGAGGCGTGCAACAACGGCTTCGACGCCGTTCCCACATGGGAGGACATCACGGCGATGGTGCAGATCAACCGCGTCTACAACTTCACCAACAAGACCAAGACCGCGAGCAAGTGGGGCGTGAATATCCGCTTCACCATCACAAAGAATGAGGGCTTCGAGGGTGAAGTCTCCATCTCGGGCTTCGGAGGTGCGTATGAATAAGGACGTGAAGTATTTGACTCCCAAAAGGTCGGTCAAGGAGATCCGCGGCACGGAGCGCCGCGCCGCATCCGCTCAGGCGGTCGCCGAGCTGATGTTTGTCAAGGCGGCACAGGAACAGCAGCTCGACGAGACCACGATCGCCGAGTACCCCGACCTCTTCGTGGAATGGGACGCCAACTGGCGCGGCAAGCAGGGTGACATCGTGCAGGACGAGGGCAACCTTTACCGCTCCATCCATGACGTCACCAACGAGGGCCAGAACACCAAGCCCTCTGCGACGCCCTCCATGTGGACGCGCATCGGCAACCCGCTCGACGAGTTCCCCGAGTGGGTGCAGCCCATCGGCGCACACGATGCTTACGCCAAGGGCGACAAGGCTTCTCACAACGGCAAGAACTGGGTGAGCACCGCTGACAACAACGTGTGGGAACCCGGCGTCTATGGGTGGGAAGAAGCCACTCAGGCGACCGCTGTGGCCGCCGACGAGGGCGACGGCGAGTAA